GAACGGGTTAGCCAAGGGTTTAAAGATATTAGTATGTCATTTCAGTCTAATCCACTGAATAATGACCTTATTGCGATTAAAAATGCTAATGCAATTGCTCGTTCTGTAAGGAATATAGTTCTAACTACTCCTGGAGAGAAATTTTTTGACCCTGATTTTGGATCTAATGTATCAAAGTTGCTTTTTGAGAATGTAGATGATATAACAGCATCTCAAATTCAACAAGAAATTGAATTTTCGATTAATAATTATGAACCACGAGTAAAATTACTGTCTATAGATGTAAATCCTGACTTTGACAGTAATGCATTTGATACTATTATTACGTATGAAATTGTAGGAGCAGACGTTCCTCCACAAGCCTTGGAATTCGCCTTACAATCAACTAGATAAGATGCCGTTAGTCAATTTTTCCAACCTCAATTTTGATGAGGTTAAGATATCACTTAGAGATTATCTTAAGTCAAATTCCACTTTTACGGATTATGACTTTGAAGGATCCAACTTATCATCCATTTTAGACGTATTAGCATATAATACCTACATTACTTCATATAATGCCAACATGGTAACGAATGAAGTATTCATTGATAGTGCAACTTTAAGAGAAAATGTAGTTGCATTAGCAAGAAATATTGGATATTTACCTAGATCAAGGACAGCATCAACAGCAACTATAAGTTTTTTCGTCACTTTAACAGGTATTACTCCTGTTCCTGCTACATTAACCCTGAATAAAGGTCCAGTAGCAGCAACTGCAGGTGCAGTGGGAACTAGTTCTTACATATTTTCCATCTTAGAAGACATTACAGTACCTGTTACTACTGATTCTTTAGGAAATGTAACAGCAAATTTCAATAATGTTAAAATTCATGAAGGTACTTTAATAACAAATGCCTTTACATTCACTTCAGTTAATCCAAATCAGAAATTTATTCTCCAAAATACAGGAATTGATACTTCTTTAATGACTGTAACTGTAAGGGGTAATTCATTTGAGACTACAGGGACAAAATATAGTGCTCAAGATAGTCTTTTTGATATTACATCAGATTCTAAAGTATATTTTTTACAAGAAGTAGAGGATGAGAGGTATCAACTCTTCTTTGGGGATGGAATTTTTGGTAAAAAGTTAGAAGAAGGTAATTATATCACTGCAGATTACATAATTTCTAGTGGTTCTGCTGCAAATGGCATTAATAGATTTACTTTTGCTGGTAAATTATCATATATTAGAAATTCTCAATCATATGACGTATCTACAGGTGTTTCTTTAATTAGTACAGACCTTCAATCCTCTGGTGGAGAGGAAATTGAGTCAGTTGAGTCAGTTAAAAAGTTTGCTCCACGAATTTATGCCTCTCAAAACAGAGCAGTGAGTGCAAATGACTACGAAACTCTAATTCCAAATAAAATTTATCCTGAAACAGAGTCAATTTCGGTTTTTGGAGGTGAAGAAATGGTTCCACCTCAGTATGGAAAGGTTTTTATTACCATCAAACCACGAACAGGCGACTTTTTACCCAATTTAGTTAAAGAAAATATCAAAACTAAACTTAAAAAGTATGCAGTTGCAGGAATTGTCCCCGAAATTCTTGATTTAAAGTATCTTTACATAGAAGTTGATTCAAAAATCTATTATAACACAAATTTAGCACCTTCTGGGGAATATGTTTCTACTTTAGTTCAACAAAATGCTGAAAGTTACGCAGAATCAACTGAATTAAATAGATATGGTGCTAGATTTAAGTACAGTAAGTTCTTAAAAGTAATTGATGAAAGTGATGCTTCTATTACATCCAATATCACTACTCTGCAAATGAGAAGGGATATGAGAGCAGCATTAAATAGTTTTGCAGAGTACCAAATTGGGTTTGGTAATGAATTTTATATTAAGAGTATGGGTGGATATAATATTAAATCTACCGCATTCCGCATAAGTGGAGTACCTCAGGATATTTACCTTTCAGATATTCCAAATTCTAATAGAGAAACAGGATCAATTTTCTTCTTTACCGTTCCTTCAGTCAATTCTACTTCCCCAACTATTATTAGACGGAATGTAGGTACTGTCAATTACAAAAGTGGTATAATTACATTAAATCCTGTTAATATCATTTCTGGTAAATTGAAAGATGGACAAACAATTATAGAAATATCTGCATGTCCTAAATCAAATGATGTTGTCGGATTACAGGATCTTTATTTGCAACTAGATATTAGTAACAGTAACTTTGAAATGATTGTTGACAACATTGCTTCAGGATTGGATCCAGCAGCATCAAATTATACAGTAACCTCTAGTTATCACAACGGGAACTTAGTAAGATCATAAAATGCCACAAAATAGAGTTAAGTTTAGCAACATTGTTCAAAACCAACTTCCCGATTATGTTCAGGAAGAGTTTCCATTAGTTGCAGATTTTTTAAAAACATATTATGAAGGTCAGGAATATCAAAGTGGTCCTATTGACCTGATTGAAAATATTGATCAATATATTAAAATTAGTGAATTAACAAATCTTACAGATTCTGTAGTTTTAGATACTGCATTAACTTATAATGCACGGGAAGTTACTGTTGATTTAGTAAAATCTCCTAATGGAACAAAGGGATTCCCAAAAACATATGGATTATTAAAAATTGATGATGAAATTATTACCTATACTGATAAAACCGATTCAAAGTTTACTGGATGTGTAAGAGGGTTTAGTGGTGTTAGTTCATATAAGGCACAAGGAAGAACTGATGAATTAGTTTTTGAAACTACACGTATTAATACTCATGAAAAAGGATCTACGATTACTAATTTAAGTAATTTGTTCCTAAAGGAGTTTTTAATAAAAGCAAAAAAACAACTTACACCTGGATTAGAGAATAGAGAACTTAATAGTGATTTAGATCAGAATATTTTTATAAAACAAGCAAAGGATTTTTATTTAAGTAAGGGTAGTGATAAATCTTTTGAGATTTTATTTAAAGCATTATATAATGAAGATGTACGTATAGTTAGACCTAGAGACTTTCTTTTCACACCCTCTAACGCCCACTGGAGGGTCACTAACGACCTTGTAGTAGAGTCTATTAGTGGAAACCCTAATGACCTGAAAGAGTCTACCTTATTCCAACAAAGTTATACTGATAGTATCAATAAAGCATATGCTCCTATAACATCTGTAGAACCAATTGATGTTGGATATGGACAAACCTTTTATAAACTGAGTATAGATTCAGGTTATAATAGAGACATTAGAGTAGATGGGGCAATTTACGGTAATTTTGAAGTACAACCATCAACTAAGGTAATTGGTGCAGTTTCAGCAGGAAGCACTGTATTAACTGTAGATTCTACTGTAGGATTTGCTGCGACAGGAGGAGATTTATATATTCCTTTTGCTGATGGAGAGGTAGGTGTTGTTTCTTATACTTCTAAATCTCTAACACAGTTCTTTGGAGTAACGGGTGTAGCAAATACTGGGATAACTGCTGATATTGCGGATGCAACAACGATTGGAATTAATACTTTTGCATATGGACAGTCTAGTAGTGATCCAAGTCAAAATATAACTGTTAGAATTAACTCTGTTCTTAAAGATTTTAATGTTTCTGATAAAACCTACTCTTATTCTGCAGGAGATGCTATTAAATTAAAAACCTTAGGTATTTCTGATACTACATTTAAGGGAAAAAACTGGTTTTATAATGGTTCACCTACCTATAAGATTGAGAGTATTGAATTAGTTGATGCATCAGATAAAACTTATAGAATTACTTTATATGTTGATCATTATTTTAGATTTGGAGATTCTGCAACATTAATATCTAGTAATGGTACTGAAAAGTCTACAAATATTGTCAATATAGATTCCAATAAACAGGTAACAATAAGAGGACAGGGAAATATAGATCTTACTGACGAATATACTATTAAGCGTTTAGTATTATCTACAGAATCCAATAGTTTTCCTCAAACTCACATTTATAATACTAATGTACAGAATGTTTATAAGAAAGATGATACTTTATTAGTTTCTTCATCTTCTCTTCCTACTTATAATTCTCAACCCCTTAATGTCTTTGGACAAACCATCAAATTTAGTGGTTCATTTGTAGGAACTGAATTTAATATTAGACCAGTAGGAGATCATGGATTTTATACTGGTGATGCTGTTTATTATATACCACAAAAAGAAAAATATGAATATATTGATTCATTAGGAACAACGCAAATTGGTATAAAGGTTATTTCTTCTCTATTTGCGGGAGATGTGGGTTTTATTATTACAGGATTATCTGCGGGTACTGAAGTTGAGGATAGAACCCCTCCAAATGAAGGATTATATTTTATTCATAGAATTAATGAAAATAAAGTAAAATTATCAAAGAGTAGAACTGAACTTTTTAATGAAACCTTTATTTCTTTAGATAATAATATTAGTTTAGTTGATTGTCAGTTACTACCTTACAACTTTAGATTTAAAACTTTAGAATCTCAACAATTATTGAGAGAAGTTGCTCTTCCAGAAGATGATGGAGAAGTAACTGCTACAGAACCAGGTTTTACTGGAATGTTGATAAATGGTGTAGAAATATGTAATTATAAATCTAGGAATTTCGTTCATTATGGAAAAATTAAAAGAATTGATGTAGATTCAAGAGGATCTGATTATGATATAATTAATCCTCCTCTTTTAAACATAGGAGATACTGTTGGAACAGGTGCTACTGGATGTGTAGCGGTTTCTGGTAATTTGAAGGAAATTAGACTCTTAGATTCAGGTTTTGATTATCAAAATACCCCAGTCATAACAATTGAAGGTGGAAATGGAACAGGGGCAGTAGCTTCTGCAAATATGAAGGATATAATTCATTCAGTTTCCTTTAATTCTCAATCTGATGTTGGTTTAGGCACTGATGCATATAATTCTTATGAAATTGGATTTGGAACTTACCATAAGTTTACAAATTTTGAAAAAGTTGTTTATAATAATGAAGGACAGAAAAATGTAGGTGGATTAAGTACAGATTCTGCATATTTTGTTTCTAATGTTGGATTAACAACTGTTAAACTATTCCCAACCCAAAAAGATGCTCTTTCTGGTATTAATACTGTCGAAATAACATCATTTGGTATAGGAAAGCAATTTATTAAATCATTTAATAGAAAGAGGGTTGTAGATTCAATTACAGTTATCTCTTCGGGATCAGGATATGAAAATAAGAAAAGAACTGCTGTAAGTGCAGGAATAAGTAGTGCTTCTAATCAAATTACTATAACAGATCATGATTATAAGTCTGGAGAAGTAATTAATTACATAGAAACTTCAAATACTGTTATTGGGGGACTTTCTACTGATACTCAATATTATGTTACCTCAGTAGATGCAAATAATTTTAAATTATCGCAAGTTGGTGTGGGATCAACTTCCAAATCTTTCTATTATGATACTAAACAGTATATTGACTTTACTTCTGTAGGGGTAGGAACTCATACGTTTAATTATCCTTCTATTTCAGTAAAAGTAGTTGGAGAAGTGGGAATAGCATCTACGGGGACTGAAACATTTGGTTGTCAAGTACAACCCATTTTTAGAGGTGAAATAACTTCTATACATCTTTCTAATCAAGGTGTTGGTTATGGATCTTCTGAAATTATTAATTTTGTAAGAAATCCTCAAGTTACTTTGGTATCTGGAAAGGAAGCTCAATTACAACCAGTTGTTGTTAATGGATCTATTACTGAAGTGGTAGTAATGAGTAAAGGGCAAAAGTATAATGCTGCCCCTACTTTAACTATAAGTGGTGATGGTATTGGTGCTGTAATTACTCCAGTTTTTGAAAATAATGAAATTACTGAGGTAAAAGTTATTCATGGAGGAAATGGTTATAGTTCATCAAACACTTCTATTTCTATAGATTTTCCTGGATCTGGAGTTGGTATAAAACCCGTTCTTCAAAATTGGAGAATTAATTTATTTGAAAGAAATTATGATAACTTTACAGGAGATGATGGATATATTCCTCATGAATTTAATGTAGGATATGGTCTTCAGTATTCTCATTTATATGCACCTAGAGTTCTTAGAGAATCTGTTTTTGCGACTAATCAAGAAGGTCAGTCTTTATATGGAGATAAAGATCTTAAGAGAGTTGATGGATTAGAAGTACCTTCCGATCAACATTCTCCTATTATTGGATGGGCATATGATGGTAATCCCATTTATGGTCCATATGGATATGTGAAAAAATCAGGTGGAACAGTAACTCAAATGAAGACGGGTTATTCCATTGATTTACAATCTCAAAGACCTCCTGTTTCAAGTTTCCCTGAAGGATTCTTTGTAGAAGATTATTCTCATAAAAAAGTAAGTGATGAAACTATTCTTGATGAGAACAATGGAAGATATTGTGTAACTCCTGAATATCCTGATGGAACCTACGCATATTTTGCTACAATAGATTCTGGTGCTGTTGAAAGTTCTGGTCCTTTTGCAAGATTTAAAAAACCAGTATTTCCTTATTTGATTGGAGAAAATTATAAGTCAATCCCCAATGATTTTAATTTCAAGCACACTTCAAATCAAAGTTCTACAGATTTACAAAATTCTGGATGGAATAGAAATACTAATCCTTATAATTTAATAGAAGGTGATAGTGAATATGATTATCTTTACATACCTAATAAACTTTCTCAAACTATTGATATTAAATCAGTAACTCCAGGATCTATCGAAAAGGTTGGTATTGAAAGTGGTGGAATTTTATATCAAGTTGGGGATAATTTAGTTTTTGATAATACAGATACTGCTGGAGTAGGTGCTGTTGCTAAAGTTTCTCATATACTTGGAAAAACAGTTAATACTGTAAGTGTTGCCACAAGTACAATTAGTGGAGTTGAAGTTTATCCTGCTGCCATAGAGGGGGAGTATATTATTACTTCCGATAATCCTCATAATTTTAAGAACAAAGATGGTTTGGTTGTATCGGGATTATCTACAACTTCTTCTAATATTGGAGGATACTATAGTGCTGGTGTGAGCACTACTAGATTTGTAGTAACTGGTGTTGGAACTACTTCATCTGGAATAGGAACAGATGGGATAACGGGATTAGTTACTTTTGTGAGTGTTAATGGAAACTTAACTTATCCTTCTATTGCTCCTAATGATATTTTGGGAATAGGTACAGAAAGGGTAAAGGTTTTAAATGTAGATAGAGAACGTGCTAGAATTAGAATATTAAGAACACATAGTGGAACTGTTTCTGCTGCACATACAGTTAGTTCTTTCTTCTTCCAAGATCAACGAAGATTAACTATTAATGCAGGATTTAAGACAACATATTCATCTAATAGAAATAAGCAAATTTACTTTAATCCAACTGAAACAGTAGGACTAGGTACAACTGCTGGAGTTGGTATAGGATCAACACTTTACTTCTCCAATCCTGGTGCTGGTATTAGTGAAATCTTTATTCAAACAAAGGCACTCTATATTCCAGGTCATGATTTAAATACTGGAGATAAGATAACTTACTCTCCTAATAGTGGATCTGGTCTGGTAGTTTTAGAGGAGGGTGCTTCATATCCTAGTGGAATAACTACCTTAACTGATGGTCAAGAATTATATGTTGCTGCAATAGATGGTAATTTAATTGGACTATCAACTGTTAGAGTTGGTTTAGGTACAACAGGTACTTTTGTTGGAATAGCAAGTACTCATCAAAGTTCTAGCACGTTATTCTTTGCTAGTGATCCAGTAGGAGCAGGTATTGGTACTGGGGTTTATCATAGTCTAAAAACTAATTATACTCCTATTACAGCAGATGTTACTAGAAACTTAGTAACAGTATCTGCTGCTAGTTCTCATGGATTGACTAATAATGATGAAGTTAGTGTAGATGTTAATCCATCTATTTCTACATCATTTATTGTTAAGTATAATGATTATAATAGAAGAGTTATTGTAACTCCTAAGTCATTCACTTCTTCAGGAGTTAATACTTCTACTAATACGTTTACTCTAACTGATCATGGATTTGTTACTGGTCAAAAAGTAATTTACACCTCAGATAGTCCTATAGAGGGTCTTACTGATGA